ATAAGTTTTTCTCTTAATTCACCTATTTCTGGGTGAATACTTGAATATTTTTTAGTTTTAAAGTTGTAAACACTGTTTTTGTAATCTTTAATCATTGTTTTTCCTCCAGTGTTTGATTAGTGTTTCTAGTTCTTGAATACGCTTTTCAGCTTGTGCAATTTTTTCTGCCTTATTCATTAAATGAATTGAGCAGCTTTAAAAGCTTTTACAGCCTTTGGTAAATGCCATCTATAAGGACTTTTAGGGTTCTTTGGAAAAATTCTTATGTAATGTTCTCCCTTAGAAAACAAATCTAAATTTCTATCCAAAGTTGATCTTGAGATCTTTAGATACTTTGTAAGTTGATCAGTTGTAACCCAGGGGGAATCCATAGTAATCGTTGCGTAATGGTAATGCTATAAATCAATAAATATCGTTGTTATCAAAACTTTTCTGCTTAGTGAAAGGAGTGACGTTAGAAGGTTGTTCCTTTGGAGGAAAGTTAATATCAAAACGCAATACATTTACATCAATATTTGAACTTTCAGAGCCATCTTTCTTTTGATAAAAGTTTTGTTTACCAGTTCCACATATGGTAACTTTCATTCCTTTCTTTAGGTTGTCTAATACTTTTGAGGATGAGCTACCAAATACAGCACACTTTAACCAAGTGGTTTCTTGATAACCTGTGTTAACGGCAAGATTAAATCTTGCAGAAGGAAGAGTTCCAGTTTTAGATGTGAAAGCTTCTGGATCGTTACCTAATCTGCCTGTTGCGTTGATAATTAACATTTTTAATTAGAAGTTTTGTAGTGGTTGTTTAAGAATGTAGAAAAAATTTCTTTAAGAGCTGGACTGACACGTTCATGCCCTTTATCAATCATGTACTGTCTAAACAATTTATAGAGGTCAGAAGGTAGACGAGCTTCAACTCTATAAGTGTTACCAGTGCCGCATGGATAGTAATCATTCCACTTTTTAATTTTTTTAGGAACATTTTCAGTCATTACTAGAAATTAACTCCAGTAAGCTCTTTTTTGACTTGCTCAGTCAACGTGGCAATAAACTCAGCTTGCTTAACAAAGTGAAGATTTTTAGACCAATATTTCTCAGGTTTTAATTCAGTATTAGGAAGCCATTTTTTATGATATTCCTCCATTAAATAATTTTGTTTAGCTGGATATTCTTCATTAAAAGCTCGAATTAAATTGATAATTGTTTTCTTCTCATCTTCATCAAGTCTTTTGCCAAATCCTTCATGGATAACAGGCTTAGAAGGATCTCTAACCTCTAGAGGACGTTGTGGTTGCGTAGTAGTAACAGTACTCCTTAAAGCAGTATCTTGTACTTCCTCTTGACTCCACATTTCATGTGCAAGAGCAAAGGTAAAACAAGCACAGGCACATAAGGCTCTTCTGTGATTATCAGTTAAAACCCTTGCAGAAATTTCAGCAAATTTAATTGGATTATTTCGATGATCCATAATCGGAAATGGAAAATCTGCTGTTGCTTCTTTTTCAGGATTAGTGAAATAACAGACAAAAAAACCAGTTCCATTAGGAGCAGCCCAAACAAAGTTAGAACTTTCGCTTTGACGTAAATTAAATTCCCACCCAGGAGCATGTTGCTTTAAAAGCTGAGAAACTTTTGCCCAAGACGTGTAATCAATCTGACGATTACCCATATTGATATGGTTTACATCTTCTTTAGTTATTAGACCTGAAAGATCTGGAATGTTCATAGCGGGTTAGTAATTTTTTTTATGGCTTGTTTTAAGCCTTCATGGTGAGATCTGATGATCTCAAGTTGTTCTTCTGATAAATTCGATTTATAAGGATCGCAGTCTTGAAACACTTGTTCAGCACTTCTAATTTCTTGCGCTGTTCTATCAAAGACCGAATTTAAATAATCGAAAACACCGAAGTCTTTAGGACGGTTCAAATAGGGAAGTCGAAGCTGTTACGCAAACGATATAACACTATGTAGACAAGTCAAGGTAGAGATTTTAGAAAAAATATATACCTAGTAGAATTTGTATAAAGAATTACTTTGAATATTAACAAACGAGATTAGGCCATTTCATTTTTGATCCTTTTAAAAAAATATCCTCTAAAGAAGGCATTGTTTTACCAGTCCAACTGGCAAAAGCTTTATTAACAAAACAATCTGATTTTTTGCCATTATTTGTAAATTGTTTAATGTCCTTAATCGACCAATCATCTTGACCAGCACAAACCATTTGCAATTTTCTTCTAGTTTTTTCATCTATATCATTGGAGAGTTCAATATTTAACGACTCCCAAGCTTCTTTCTTATTAAGCATTTCATCAGTTGCAAAACCAACGAAGACTGTTCGATCATAATTACTCACATTACGAGCAACATCTTCTGTGATTTCTGCTGGAATCAAAGAAGAATATCGAAAATAAACAGGTTGATACCCTTCAAAGATTTCGATTAAGTCGATCATTGTAGGAACACGACCATCATGGGTTAAGTATGGTTTTGCTTTTTGTAAACGCTCCCGAAGCTTTTGATCAGGAACGTAAGCAAATTTTTTTTCGTTTGCTAGTTCATCAAAGAAACCAGCTAGAGATTTAAAAACTTGATTATATGGTTCGAGTTTATTGTTTTCTAACTTGTGCCATTGAGAGTTATGAGGACCAATCCCACCACGTAAATGATTAAATTTATGAATATCTTGAATTGACAAATCGGTGTCTATTTTGCGCCAAATACGAATACTTGTAAGGTCAGCTCTTTTTTTATGATCTAGTTGTTCTCTAGGAACCATTAGAAGGTTTTACTTATACGCAACAACTTAACGTTTTTTGTAGACAAGTCTATGTTTAGTTGAGTGCTTAACAATAAAAACCTTGTAATAGCAAGAACTTACAAAAAAAATTGAAACAATACCTTTGTAAGATCATTAAAGATGGACAGTTGTTTACATTGTTTAATAAGTACTTGATGAATCTTTCTTTCCTGTCTCCCATCTTCTTAACTCACCCCGAAGTCGCTCGTTATCTTGCAAAGCTTCAACAAGAAGTGAATGAGGATCATCGCATGTAAGTACTTGCTTCCTTAACTCATTCTTTCTGGCCTCTGTGGAGCGAGCCATGAAACCTCACTGCTTTGGGTCAATCAAATATTAACATATTACAAAGTATTTCATTATTGTATCGCAACGGTATTGACACCCCATATCTAGCGGGGCATGATCGGCCCCTATCAACCCATGGTGGAGGTAAATGAGCGGAAAAAAGGTCGAGAGTGGGCGTATGAGGGTCAATGTGGACCCAGTAAAAGTTGAATTAATTTACAAGACTTTGCCCGAATACAAGAAGGACAGGGATCTTTCAAGGATTATTGATGACTTAATGAGCGATTACCTTGACAATCATCCTTTAATAATAATGGGCTGCGAGCGTGAGCGAGCATTCATAGATTCTTTAAATAAGAAGAATAAGGAAAAAACAAAAACAGAGATTTCCACAAGCAAAATTGGTTCAAGAAAACATAAAGAATTGCAAGCAGAAGGACACTTCCAACATTTTTGGGAAACTTACAGATCTGCTCCTAAAGGTGTTTCAAATGCTTCTAAAACAAAAGCAAAAGAAGAATTTAAAAAAGCAATTGTTAATAGAAACGCTGCACCTTTCACCCTGATAGATGCCGCCTCTAAGGCCGTTAACGATCAAAAGGCTCAGATAGCTGCTACTGGTGATTGCTTATGCCTTCCAGACGCTTTTAGATGGCTTAGAGATGATATGTGGGAAAGTTTGATCGAATCCGTTACTGTTAAGCAACAAGTACGAACAGGAATACAAATTTATGACTAACAACATCGAAAGAAGTTACGGGAAACTTTATGACCCGTCTGCTGCTGATACTTTTATTTGGCATGTAGTCCCTAAAAATTACAAAGCTGGTACTGCTGCAACTTTTGTAGGCACTAGAACTGTTGATCCAACCAACTTAATTAATCAAGGTTTTACTCTTGTTAATCCTGTTCAAATGGGGCGATACGATGAACATGGCTACTACCACACCTATAAACCACCCATCCAGGGCGTTACCCCAGGAAAATATGTTCGTGTTCTTCAAGACCATGAAATAAAAGAAGCAAAGAACCAATACGAACGAAAAAAAACATATGAACGTCATGGTGCTCATGGCGAGGCGTTAAATATATGAAATTAGTTATGCCAGAATTGCCTAAAACTGGTAAATGGCTACCAGTTGTTCCAGGCTTGGAATACTATTACGAATCAGGTTATTTTTATAACAATAAACCTATTGCTCATCGAGTTACAGAAGTTATTCTCTCAAAACCTGAAAGGGATTATTTTGCAAAAGTCAGAAATGGTGAGTATGGAGAAGATAAGCAAGTTAATCTACTTTGTGCAATAGAAAGAGGCTATAAGGGTCACGCTTTTCTTGATCATTACCATCGTGGTCGTTCATATAATCCGACTCCTTACCAAGAACTATGTGCAAATCTTTTAACCCTTGATCTTTGGGATGAGTGGGAAGTTGTAGCTAGTGAATATTTAATGGTTGATATAAAAAGAAGTATTGCTGGAACATGTGACATGATTTTGAGGCATAAAGTTGAAAGAGATCGCTATGCCGTAGCTGATTTAAAAACTAAAAGTCCAGCTACAAATAAAAATGGTGATCCTATTATTCCTAATAAAAAAGATTATTCAGCACAACTAGGCGGATATATCAATTTAATAAATCTCACTTGGCCTCAATTAAAAGTTGAAGATTGTTTCATCATTTATGCTAGTGATTTAATGGCTCAAATACATAAAGATAGATCAGGAAGAAATAAATATAACTACATCGACTGTGTAGATACTTACGAGGGATGTAGATCAGCCTTCTTTAAAGAAATGGAGGATATTTAATGATGAATAAATTTTTAAATTGTCTTAAACGGTTGTTATCCCGTAATAGCAATAAACCTAAACCTCCCAAGTGTCCCGATTTCATTCCTGATAGAGAAGAAATGACCTGGGTTGACCCTGAAGGCTTCGAGGAACTACATGAAAGAGCCGTAAATGCTTTTGATTTAGCAATCGAATTGTATCCATTCGCATTGCAAAATTGTAAAACAATCTACGAAAATTGTTATAACAAACCAGCCGCAAACAAAGAATTTAACGACTGGAATCAACCCGAATGGGATAACCCTCTTTATTAAAATGTTGATTCCTAATCCATATAAGTTAATTAGAAATTCTGATGGAATTATTGTTGGTGAAAATGTTTATGAAGAAGATTTTATTGAAGTTCCAGACGAGGAGGAAGAAGAATGAAATGCCCGAAATGTGGTACTGATACTACCAAAACAAAACATATTATTTTAAATACTACTATTTCAAATAAGGGTGAATCTATTAGGAGAAGAAGAAAATGTAATCATTGTGGATGTTTGTTTACGACAAGAGAATTTACAAGTGATGCCGTAGCAAAATTATTAACTTTAAAAGATCTAATGTTATCAGAAACTAAGGTTAATGATACAGATAGTTTTTTAGATAATGTTATAGAAGATTTAAAGACTGGGATAACAAATATTAGACGAGTAAAAAACACACTTAAGAATCATGTCAATAGCAGAGAAGATTTGCTGATGGATCTAAAAGGACAACACCATGAATAAACAAAAGAACAAAGGTGACGCTGCTGAAAGGGAAGCGGCAAAACTATTAGCAGAAGCTACAGGTCTTCCAGTCAGAAGAAAACTTGGAGCAGGCAGACAAGACGATGTAGGTGATTTAGATGGAATACCAAAAACAGTTATACAAATAGCCAGCTATTCAAATCCTAATGTCCCTTGCTTAAAGAAACCTAGAGAAGTAGAGGAACAAAGAAAGAATGCAAGAGCCAGATTTGCAGCATCAATAGTTCGATGGCCAAGGGTACGTGGCCCTGATAAATGGCGAGTTGTATTAACAATTCCGCAATTCGCAAAACTCCTTATGGCTGCTCTTAAAAAATGAAAAAGCTACTTGATCTAATTGGATCACCTTTTGTTTATCGTTCTCCAACTAACAAAATTGAAGCATGGAGAAAAAATGCAATGTATATGACAAGTAGACAACTAAGAGAGTTAACAGGTATAACAGCCCATTATTCAAAAGCAGTATTAATAAGTAGATATATCAATGAAAATATGTCTCACCTAAAGTAAAATATTTTTGTAATTTACTTCTGCGGGTAAATTATTAAATACCTTGGGATGGGTATCTATTAAACCTCTTGACGGTTGCATGACGTTGAGAGGTTTTTTAGCTTTTGAAATTCTGCAAGTCTATCTCTTTGTTTTCTTGCCTCTACGCAATGAGAACAAGGACAAGTCTCTATAGTGGATAATTCCTTTTGTTCCATTTCTCAAAGTTAGCCATTTGTCTCGCAAATTCTTTGTAATCAGTTATTTCCTGACCTAATCCAGTAAATGTATGCCTATGTGGATGACCAACTTTATCTCTCTCATCCAACTCATAAAGTTCATTCATAATCTGCACACGATCAGAGTTTTCCTTAACAGTTAGTGGAATAGCCATTAGCACTAGACAGTAGTTAATATATTATTACGATTAGACAACATACGCTTCATTTATGTCTATTACCGCTAACCCTAAAAAAACAGAGCGACCAGAAGTAGTCGAATTACAAGAAGACGATACACCTGATTACCAAGAGAAGATAATGTTTCTAATAGGTGCTGGAGCAAAATCATTAATTCTTCTTTGGTGCTTAATTATTTTGAGCCTTGCATATATAAAATTGCCATCAAAAATTTTTGGAATGGATTGGCCTGATCAACGTGTGGATGCGACTTTTGCAGCAGGTCTTTTAGGGAATGTGCTCGCAGGATTCGGAATAAGTGTTGGTGCTGGAGGTGGGAATAAAAAGAAGAAAAATGGGGAAAATGGGCCAAGCCAAAACAGTGATGGAACTCCTGGTAACGGCCCACAAACTCAAACTATAAGAGTTGAGCAACCATTGATTATTCGCACTGAAGCACCTACTACTACAACAAAATGAAACGACTACTACTTCCTTTTTGGCTCTTCAGTGTAAGTCCTTGCATGGCTGACCTAACACACACCATCACTTCATCAGCACAACTGACAGTTTCGGCTGGAATTACTCAAGCTGAAAGGATAGGAAGTTCTTTTAGTGTCTCAGGAACGGGGGTTGACGTTGCTATAGGAGATGATGCTGGTCGAATATCAAATGGAACGATTACATCAGGTGTTTATAGCCCTGGGACAGTCCTAGCGACCCAAAACGCAAGTTCTGGAGAGAGCTTCAGTTTTTCCCAAACCTTCACTCAAGCAGATGCCTTACCTGCTTCTGCTGTTACAACTGGAAATGCTGCTAACTTTTCTGACGTAACTTCTCATGCTGGTGGAACTGCTGGTGATTTAGCTGGAACGATTACAACAGCAGGGGCGGTTACTCTAACTGCTGGAAACGCAGGGACAGTCGCTACTGGTTCTGTCATAACTTCCGTTACCACGAAATAATGCACGTTTCTATTAGTGTTTGCTTAATAGCCGTTGTTCTGCTTTTCGTGTTTAACTTCCTAATGTGGAAACACTACATGGATATAAACAGATGAAACGCTATCTACCATTCCTGTTAATATTAAATACCCCACAGATACTAGCTGTGCCAGTCGTTCCAAACTTTTCTAGTGGCAGCATGAACGCAGTAACACGTACCAGTACAAATGTTACCGAGCAAATAGTTTCTCACGACTACTCTGGTTATGAATATTCTTTAAATGGCACGAATATATCTATTGATGGTGAAAGTATCGCCCCCGACCCTACGACTTTAACAACAACTATTGATGGACAAGCACAAACATGGACTGGTTTAGACATCACTACAAGAGGAAACGTCACAATCACAACACCAGGTCAAGCATTTCAATTTGTAGAAACATATCGCTCTCCATCGCTATCAAATGTAACAACAATCAATCGAACAACAGTCTTAGAAAGCACAACAGAAACTACTTCAGTCTTCTCGCAATAATATTATTTAGTGGACAAAGTGCGTTAGCTAACACCTCACAAACAGCAGCACCAGTAGCTAATACTTCAGCCAGTTTAACTAACATGGCAATACAAACATTACAGGGAAATCTTATACAGAATCAATATGGTGGTGGAGTGGTTTGTCAGGGACCAATGGTAACATTTTCTCCATTTATTACTGACTCACATTCATTCTCTAAACCTAGAGAATACTGGTACGACTCTCCAGTCTACAGTGATGAAGGAGACATTTTATTTCATCAAAGTACACGTACAGGACAGAAGGATAATTTCTCACTTAATGTTGGTGCAAGTATAACTTTTTCAATGCCACTTGATAAAAGATTTCAAGAGCGTTGTTTAAAAAATGCAAAACTACAAGGAGATCATCAACAACAATTAATAGAAAATAAGAAACTAGATTGGCATATTGCAAGATTACGTGAATGTGGAAAATTAAAACTACAAGGAATTGAATTTGCTACTGATTCTCCTTACTTTAATCTCTGTGAAGATATTGTTATTAAACCTAAAATGGGTCAGGTTTTACCTCATAGACATCTTATTTCCGCGCCTCCCGTTGAGCCTTCCGCCTCTCAAAAGTAGATAATTTTTTTGTTCTCTTACCTAATATCTTTTTTACTTTGTTGACTACCTGTTTAATAATTGGTTTTACAGCCTTTAACAATATTGGGGTGCTAAGTGCAGCCGTAGTTGCGACAAGAGTAATTGAGCCAGTTTTTACAACTTGAGGCACAGTTGGAATTGCATCAACTATCTGTTGTTTGACGTTAATATTTTTATATCTAGTTACACAACGATTACCAACCAATTCATACCTGATAATTTGTCTAGTTCCTTCTTCTACCTTTGTCCCGACTTCAGGCGCACCATCAGGAGGGCAAGCTTCTGATGTTTCTTCTGGTACTTCTGGTGCTGGAGGGGTTTCTGGTTGTTCGTATCGTTGAGGTTCTTCTTCTTCTATAGGTACAAGTTTATGAGGTTCATAGTTCATTGGCTCATAAGCAGGTACACCAGCAGGGCATAAAATTAAATTACCATCTGGATCATTATCTATTAATGCATCATTCTCTATACTTCTTCTCGCCTTTACACAAGGCATTTCTATTACTGGGAACCCTATCGGTACATTGATTGGTACATTCGGAGAATTAATTGTAGGTGTTTTAATTAAATATGTATTAACAGGTGCAATTCCAATTGAAGGTATTTCAATAATTGGTATTTTCGACAAATTTAGAATGGACTAAATGGAATGCCAATAGCTTTTTTCTCTTCATTTTTTTGCTGCTTTTGACTTAACGGATTAGTAGGAAGTGCTGGCCCAGACAAAGAAGGTATTGGTATAGAAGACATGACTTGCTTCATTACTTTTTCCTTTAACATATCCTGATTATCTTGATTAGTAATCCATAGATAAGCATATGTTCCACTAGCAATCGTGCCAGCAGAAAGCAAGAGACTTAGGACAGCAATTCCATCTAAAATTTTCCTGACCATTTTATAACTAATAATTATAGATATTATAAGTTATTTAGCTAACCCCAAGAAGTAGGAGCACCAACCTTTTCAACAGGAGTGTCAATTAGACCGATTTGTGTAGCTATATTTGCTTCAATTGCTGTTACCTGATCACTACCTAAAGCAGCTTTCACCCAAGCAATTGCATTTTCCTTCGTTACAGATTCAAATGCAATAAATTCTGAGGGAAGGCTAGAAGGCTTAACAAATGAAACTGATCCGGTTGCCCGATACGTCGTGTTAGTACTGTCACTTTTTCCATCCACCCTATACACCAGTTGTCTTATGAATCCATCGGACACATCGGATTTGACGTTAGGTTCATTAATTGACCATGTAGAAGTTACAGCCATGATTTAAATTCCTTTGATAGTAATAGTTTAACCTTCTTCTTCTTTGATTAACTCTTTTAATAATTCAATTCTATTTTGAGCTTTAGTAATAACTTGTAAACGTTCCTGTTGAATAGAAGCAGTCTCGTTAAACTCTTGAATTTTTGGTGTCAGGGCTGTTTCTTCTTCGTGAAGTTTTTCTTGTGTAGACATAAATTAAGAGGGCTCTGTAGGCCATGTTATAGAGAAAGGGTCCGATTGTGAAGGAACATCTCTAAGAGCTTGACGATAATTTTTCCAAGCATCACTAAGAGTTAAATCACTAGAAGCTCTCCAATCAGTTTCTTTTAATTTTTCATCCCTATCTTGTCTTATATTTTGCCACTGACTTGCGATAGCAGCATTCTTTTCTTCTTCTGAGCAGGTTTCTACTTTGCAGTCATAAGCCTTACCTCCTTCCACATAGACATCAACCTTCGTTAATTTCTGATCAGGTTTAGTTGTGCTTATCCACTCAATAATTTCCAGCATATTATTATCACTAACAAAGGAGGCTGGAGCACCACTCTTAGGGAAAGAGACGTTAGGGAATAGTTCATAGATGGTTCCAGATTTAGTGACTGTAGAACCATCAACAATTGCGTATTTCATAGTTAGTTAATGTCCAAAACGAGACTTCTGGGCGTTCCAGTTGGTTGTTACCTCTGATGATGTTAATGCTTTTCCTCGATAAAATCTAAATACTCCCATTCTAAATCTCATCCTAGTGATTGTATCATTAATACCTCTATCTATATTAAAAATTTCTCCGGATTGCATATAACTTACCGTTAGATCAAAAGTATCTGTTTCTACGAGTGAATTGTTTAAATATAGCTTTGAATCGTTTGTTGCGTCACTTGCTCGACTATAAACAATATGACACCAGTCAGACCAAGCAGCACCGCTTGAAGGGGCTCCCGGTATGTCGTGTGTAGTATATGGAGACGGGTGATTACTGTTAAAGAATTTATGATAATATATATTATTTGTTGTAGTATCACCGTAAACTTGCCATCTAAATGGCCACCTTGTACTACCAATATCTGTTACTGCTGAATTAAATTGTAGATTAGTTCTGCTTCTCCACTCATCATTATTTGTGCAGTAATATCTTTCCCAAAGCTCGACAGTAAAAGCACCTGTACCCACATCTTTAAATAAGTTATTTGAATCAGTAGAGCTAACAGTTGATGCATTGTATAGGAAATAACCAGAGTTGCTAGTGTTAGTAAGGGATCCTGGTATTAACAAGGCACAATCGTCTTCATCTGCCTCGTTATTATTAGGATTGACGTCTAAACAACCACCACCATCTGAACTTTCGAAATTTAGTACTGGCGAATCAGAAGCATCTCTATAAGCATCAGAAGCACCTGTTCTGGATCTAAAGACAGCATCATTATAGTCATTCGCTAAGTTATTAACGGTATAGTCTGCTGCGTTTGCACTATTATTTCTATTCCAACAGTCGGTATCTGAAAAATCATAATGAATGTACAAATCTGTATCTACAATTGAACTACCGCCACCGCTAGAAGTAGCAGCAGCTTTAGCAAGCATTGTTTGATATGTAGGAAATATAAGCATGTTATTTAAGTTGTATAATCCACCAAACTCGAAGCGCGCCAAGAAGTCCCACCATCAACCGTCGCAAAGGTAAATACATGTGTTTTTGTATCCGTTAATGTTGGCGCTGTTCCTCCTGGCCATTTAACCGCTGCCGGCCAAGTAATAGCTGTACTTGAACCTGTTACATCTATTTCAATCACAAATCCATAAGCAGTACCACTATCAGGGACATTAGCGAAAGTAAATGTAGATGATGCTGATATTGCTTTAGTAAAGTAATTACCTGTTGCACAATCTATTTCTAAAGCTGCAACTGCTGTAGCTGTTTGAGAAACTGTTTTAGACGCAACGCTTACGGCTCCTGCAAAAGTGGCGTTTTGACTTGAGTCAATCTTTAATGCTTGAACTCCATTACCAGTAGCCGTTGCTGATGTAAATATCCTTACTTCTGTTGCTGACTTTGGATGCGAATCCGTACCTGAGACGTTATCGCTATTACCACCTATATAAACATAATTAGCTCCATCATTTCCATAAGCTGAAAGAAGTCTGAATCCACCAGTTTGAGTGTCACTGAGGTATTGTGGGGCACATATATTTGCATGTTTAGTAGAATTATTACTCATCCCAGAGCCACCATTGTTGGCTCCTATAAGCATTGTCGGAGCAGTTGTAAGACCATTTTGAATCTTTAGTTTCCCCGTTACCTTCGCACCGTCACTTGTCGTGGAAAGCTTGGCGGTTCCACCGTCGTAATGTAAATCAACTTGACCAGCCGCATTAACCTTAATAGCTGTTCTTTGAGCATTTCCATCTCTTTGAGTGATATAAACTTCTGGAGTTGTACCTCCTGAAACACTTTTAGCTATGAAAGAAGCACTTTGATTATTAGTTGCACCGTCATAAGCCATCGCGGTAAGTGCCGCCCAATTACCGTTTGAATGGGTTGGGTTTGAAGAGTCGTAATAACTATTAGCTACATATAAACCAGATGTAGACCCTGGTAAATTGTCGTTTGTAAAGTCATTATCATAAACGCTCTTTGTAACTGCAATATTTTCTGCACTTACATCCCCTGCAAAAGTGGCTGATTTATCGTGATCTAATGTAAGTGCTGTAGCCATAGCATTGCTGCTACGAATCAAGAACTCTAATTTTGATTTTTCTGAATCACTTCCAAACTTAGATTGAAGTATAGCTGTAGCACCTTCTGTTCCAGATATATTATTTTTAAAGACTAATTCCGAATAAACATTTCCTGTATTAGTATTTTTTAATTCAATACCTATTCCTGATGTTGATCTTTCACTAAGAAGTTTTCCCGTTACCTTACAGCCGTCATCAGTCGTTTCGAATTTATTAGCCGTACCTCCGCCTTTGACGTAAATGTGTTCTGTAAAAATTGCATTTCCAGACGTATTAATAGTTAGATGTTCACCGCTATTCGCACCCAAAACTAAATTATGGTTACTAAAAGTACCTATGTGAGAGTTATTATTTTGAGAAAGAATTAATAATTTACAATTATTAGTTGTATCTAATATATTTATAGCTGGCGATGTTGCATGTTCTAAATGTAATAAGTGTGTAGCATTTGAACTACCGATACCTACATTCCCTGCAAAAGTGGCGTTTTGATCTTTATCTAGTGTTAAAGCTAATAAAGGATGAGAACCAGGGCCAAGGCTTGCAGGTTTTGTATAGAAGTTTAATTCTGTAGGGTTTGAAGATCCACTTTGAGTACCTATAAATTTGGCTTGTATCCTTGCCGATGTCGTAG